GCCTGTATATAAGCTTGTAACCTTTGACGCTCCGCATCAGTAGGTTTGTTTTCTATTTGAATTCCATATTCACTTGCGCTAACATCTGTAGACACCTTAATAAAATCAACAGTGTTCTTACCAAGAGCTTTAATGTATCCCTCAATAGGACCGTACTTGATAGCGTCTTGGATTCTTAGAACAACTGCACTTGCTACTTTCTCAAGCAACATACGATCTCCCTCAAGAATATGGTGAAGACTATTATTGCTTCCCTCCATTGCTGCACGAGCAACAGTGGTCAACATCTTTGGATCAGGAGTTGATCCATCGGTTAATTCATTAAGACCAGTTATGTCGCGGATCATTTGAACATACGACTGAATTAGATTAAAGTACTGCACGGCCTCGTTTCCAAGTCCGTTATTCAATTCTTCAATCGGGCGATAGTTCATCTGTCTGCCCTGCATGTCTGTTTTGCGATAAACCAATATACCTTTCTTTTCAAAAAGGTCAATAAGTTTCATTGGTTCCATCGCCTCACCACCTTTACCCAATGGCACATCTTCTAATGCACCCATCTCAATACTAATACCCTTTGGTCTTGCAGAGTTAATTACATTCTGTAATCTGTACCACGCAATTTGTATCTGGTCTGCAATTGGCATCAACTGTTCCATGATACCAACCGCCTTCATGCGATAAAAGTCTGGAGCATAAAGGTGATAACTAAGTTCAGTATCTACTAGATTACTCTTTGTTCTTTTCATATCAGTTGCTAAACCAGTATTGAAACAGTAATCTGTATCAACAATCCAGCAACCCTTGTATACAACTTTGTAAGATGTTCTTACGTATTTTTCTTTCTTGTTATTTTTTGATCCGTAGTTAGTAAGGCCAAAAACTTTGTTACCTCTGCGGTTTACACGCTGCTCATATACATCTTCGTTAACTGAGAAGAACTCCATATCAAGGATACGAATCTTCCATTTGTCATAACCCCTATTAACCATTCCATTCTCAGGAAGGAATCTTGGGTTTCCAAACTTGCCAGCAACGCCTTCTGCAATCTTACGGTACTCGTCTTCCTGGAACTGATCGCCTGCCCATTGTTTAAGCTCTGAGATTGTCATCTCAATTACTTCTCCAACATGCTGCGCATCTGTAAAGTTTTTCTTGTCAGAGTAACTTACTACCAAATTTTCTGGGTTTACTCTGCGTACTCTCACAGCCCCGTTGCTATCAATCCAATCCTTATATCCAGCAACTCCGTAGTCAAACATATCATCAATGATTTGTTTGCGGATTTCTGGCAACCCATTTTGATAGAACACTAACTTTATAGCGTCCTCCATCTCAATCGCCAAACGATGCTTATAAGTGTACTCAGAGAAGATCTCCAGTTCTTCAATGTCAGTAGGATCGCCAGGCATAGGTTGCAACTGAGGCAACTCTTGAGCAACGGATGGATCTAGTTTTTCTAGCTCCTCACGCAATGCAATCCTGGTCTTGATTTCAGCCAGCTCTCTTTCTTTTGCCTCAATGGCTGATGGGTCTATTGGGCTAGCTACAATATTGTATCCAGCTTTATATAGCTTTGAAAGCGCAATTCTCCTATACTTAGGAACAATTGGAATTACACTCCAGTCAATGTTAAGATATGTTTCATCATCATCTTCGTCAACTCCCATCCAAGGCTTATACTTGTTAATGGTTTGATTACCCTGAACGTAAGACTTGATCGTCTGGTACTGCTGACGAATGTTGTAAAAAATTTTTGGGGAGAGAGTATCAAACTCTGACCACGCAGCTTTCATGTACTTCTTAATCCAGGCACTGTCTTTTTGACGAGGGTCAATTAAGTGATCGGGATACGGTGTTTGAGCCATTCTATCCTATTTTATAGCTTTTGAACAGTTTGCCTATTTCTACGACCTCTTTCTTAATCTTTTGTTTACTTATAATAAGCTGGTCTGCGATCAAGGCATAACCTGCTGCCATGGCAGCGTCATACTTTGTTGTGTTGTTTATGTCAAACTCTAACCAATCAGTTAGTAATGACTTAAAAAACACCTTAGTTGAGTTTTCTTCTATATAGGATTCTGTTGCTTCCGCAATCTCTTGGTGTGTTTTCTTATGACCAGAGATGCCTGGCTTTATAGAGTTAGGCAACCAGAGTAAGAACTCTTCATACCCACGCTCTTCAAAGTAGCGCTTGATGCCAACCTTGTTGTCCTCGAACAACATGGGTGTACCAAAGAAATGACATGTCTTAATCATGTCTTCATAAAAGATAGCAGCTGTCTGGGGACGATAGACATACAACATTACAAATGCATACCCCATCTCATCTCCGTCAGCGCTACCATACTTCTTCAATATAGCGGCAGCACCACTGGAACGCCTTTCGTCAACGGTTGTGTCGTGGTCGAAAGGGTCTATTCCAATCACAAATTTAGTCTTATTTTGTGGATATTTTTTGCCGCCCTTGTTTAGAACATTGTTCGTTTGTTGTTCATCTTCAAAAACCCATGCAGCTTCCCATCTTCCATGCGGGTTCGGCTCCCAAAGTACTTTACCATCACGCTCGCCATTTTGCCAAACAAGGTTTCCCCTAGTTGTTACATTTGTCATCCAACTAATCTTATCTATTTGGTCGTTTAACTTCATTGCGTTGTAAAGGCACTTGTTGCCATCAATCCTAAATGCTTCATCTGGAGTAAAAGGTTTCTTTCTAATAATAGAAGATAATGTTCTTGGATCGTTTTGCTGACTAGCCCTTTCATTTAAGAAATAAGTTTTTGCTTCTTCTTCTAATGGAGATCCGTATTTGTCAAACCTCCAGTTCTGAAACACTGGGGTAAAGAATCTATAAAGTCCACTTTTTGTTTTACCATTATCATTTCGCTCTCGCTGATTACTTGACTCCCAAAGTTTTTTAAATTGAGCGCCACCAGCCTCCATCTCCTCTACCGTAGTTGTATATATGGCCTTGCCTACAGATGCCCCGTTTTCTTCAAAGCAATACTGAACAACCAGGTGCGACTCCCATACATCTGCCTCTTCTGTCTTACCAGCCTCGTCTCGCACATACCTGTGAAGCTTATATCCGTCATAGGCCTTCTCGTCACTTGCGCGATAATCAATCTCCGACTCCAGTTCTGGCATACCAATCTCAGTGTCTGCCAGCTTACCCTTCTTAGATGTTCTATAAAAACGTAATGCCTTCTTTGGGCTAGATCCTAGACTCTGATCGTATACAGGCCTGAAGAAGTCTGGCATTTTTCTGAAGGGCTTTACTATTGCTTTCTCATATAACTTGAAAGCATCTGAACCAGTTTTACTCTGTATGCCACCGTTTGTATTCTTCGTTCTAGACAGGTAGCCAAGTATGATACTTCCTGCGCGGAAAGATTTACCAGATCTTCGTCCTGTTACCTCAACCATACCAATTGAGTTGGGGTCCTCAACGCAGTACTCCCAGAAATAAAAGTAATCCCTGTCACACATCCTAAAATCTGGATATCCAGTATCTATTTGAAACCAGTTAAGATAGTAGTAGTGATCGCCAGTAATATACTCTGGGGCTCCATTTCGCATGAACCACATGCCATTTAACCTGCGGTCCCATTCCTGCTGTCGGAATCTTTCTAACTCTTGATCATAGAACTCTGGATCGGTTTGCTGCCGTCTCTTTTCCTCAAGCCTTCTTTTATTCCAATCGTCTGGGAGCGGTGTTCTTTGCCAATATTGCTCCTCCTTTTTTAAGGACCTGGAATAGATCTTTCGTTTTTCGTACTTGCCATTGATCTTATTAAACACCATCCCAAGCTGGGGCAACCAGCAATCTAATCCTTGTATATTTATTTTGGTTCCTTCTTCTATTGGGCTAAACATTATCTAAGATTTGCTATATCCTCTGGGGTGTATCTTCTAAAGCCCTCCGATTTATCAGCAAGTACCTCATCGTCCCCATAAAATTTTCTATAATAATTTTCAAGTCTCTGGTTTATGTCATCACAGTCTTGCATAAGCTTTGACTTAATCTGTGTTGCCTGCAACAAGTTCTTATCACCATCAGCATCTGTGACTGGGCGTAATAACTTTTGTTGATACTCAAAGAATGTTTGCTCCGAGCTTACAATCATTGACCAAACTCTATTGTTTTGGTAAACCAAGAAGCCGTGGACCATCTCTAAGAATGCGGTGTCAGTAAAGCTAAATATATCTTTAACTATCTGATTATCAATGCTTTCGAATCCAGAATAGGTAGCCACCTCTTGTTTTCTTTGAAGTACATCTGGAAACATAGAAGTAAAAGGGGTCCCGCTGTCATACATAAAACAGCAATACCTAATGACTTTATTGATCTCAGGAGAGCGATAGTTTCCAAATTGGGAAACTACATTCATCGCTGGGACCTTTTTCAGTATGTCATCGGTTGGTTTGGTCTTATGTATCGGGAACTTCATCTTGCTGAAGTCAGCATCCGATAGTGCATACATTGTTGTAAATTAAGTAAATTTGTTCAAAATTACAACATTTTTTATGAGCGCACCAAAGTTAATACCGAAAGATAAGCGTCAGCCTTACATGAACAATGTTGAGGACTACTTCAAGAAATATTACAACTCTCCAGCTTTTGCACGGAACCTAGAACAGGGTGCCAGCACATGGTGGAAACCAGATGTTGCGGGTGTTAGAGAACGAGTTCTTAAAGAAATTTCAAACTTAAAGCTACAGGAAGATAGAAGCCAAGGAAGTGAATACTGGCCTGGAGGTAATAGGCTGACTATTGGCAGCAAAGATCAAGCTATGTCAACACCTGATGAGCAAGTGTTTGCGCACGAGTTTGGACACATTGGCGAAAATTATATTCTGCCTGAACAACCTAGGAATTTTTTTACAATGATTGGTAAAGAAAGACTCAATCAAAATTTGATTGAAGGTAAAATACCTGGCGGTGACGCGGAGGTTCCAAAGAGAAACCTGAAGTTGAAAAATGAAGGCACGGCTCGCCTATACAACAACATGGTTGACGCATATAAGAAAAAAGATTACAGCTCTGCAAAAGATTTCGCCAGGACTCATATGCTAGATGAAGCGAGTAGTTTTAAACACGATAGTGCTCCAAACGAAGTAAGAGCAGATATTCAGGCTTTGAGATATATGATGGCTAAAGATGGAATATGGGATATTACAGATCCTCAAAGTGGGAAGTTTACTCCTGAGTTACTGAACAAGCTTTACAAATCACCAGAGCTGAACAGGAACATGATACAAAAAGGTGCAAGAACATTACCCACAAAAATAAAAAGCACTAGGACAGATATAAAAGAGCCAACAAACCCAGGCTTATTCTTAAACAGACTTCGCGAAAGATACAGTGATGATGATATTATCTGGCTAATTAATAACATAGCCAGTAACAAAATAAATAAATCTGGCGATAATCAAAACGCTGATGTATGATATTCCCATGTACTGGATGTGGGGCATGTTGCAGGAAGGTTGGCGTGATGATCAATAAGGCAAGAAGTGAGGAATACGAAGAGGGTACGATTGGTAGGCTTGTTCAAGAATTTCCGTTTCAATATAACGAAAGCGGTGCCTGTGCAATGTTGATAGATGGTAAGTGTAGCGTCTATGAAGATAGGCCTCTTATATGTAGAGTTGAAGATCTTGGTTTTAAGCTTGGGGTTAATCAAAGGGATTGGTATAAAGACAATATTGTGTCATGCCATGAACTCATGGAAGAAGAAGGTATACTTGATAAGTATCGTATTATATGGCAAGAGGAAGAAAAATAAAAGTAGTGTACAAAAAACTAGGCCGAGAAAAAATCTGGGGTCAAGCAGATGACTACATTGAAATCGATCCAAGATTAATCGGAACTGGAATCAAACACTTGGAAGTGCTGGTCCATGAGTCGCTTCATGTCTGTTTTCCAGACATGTCAGAGCAAGCTATTGAAAGTGCTGGCGTTAGAATAAGTAAAACACTATGGAGTGAACACTACCGAAGAGTAGACAATTCAAAATCAACAATTCCTTTACAGGATGGTAAATTGTAAAACATGGCAAAAGTAAGTTACAAACAAGAAAATTATTGGAAGCCAACTCCAAAGAAAATTAGAAAGCTGGCAGATGCTATTAGTGGTGCTTGCGTATTCGCTGGTGGACTAACAAGTTTGAGCGGGCATGCTATTGTGGGAACAGTAATATTCGCAGCGGGATTTCTTGCAAAGATATTATCGAACTTCTTTGCTGAAGAAGGAACAACACAAGAGTAGTTATCTCTCCCAGATATCCCAACAGTTGTCTATGATGTGCTGAGTTTCGATCATAGAGATGATATCGTTTCTTCCTGGCCTGTTATAAACAGCATACTTTGCGTCTGGCGCATTTCTTGCAATCCTTCTCGTATCCACTAAGGTTACAGCAAGGCGTTGCAGGTTTTCTCTGTCTATTATAATAAAAAACTCAGGTTGTTCAAATGCAAACAATTGTGCGTTACCTCCAAATAGCCAGCCTGGATCACTCTCTCTTACTCCATGAAACTCTACCCATGTCCACTCTAGCTCAAACTCATCGTCCCACCTTGTTCTTCTGCGTAATGATTTTACATCTACATTAAAGGCATGGTCATCTTTTTCTATAATGCAATCAACGTGTTGATGCATATTTTGTGATCTAGTTGATTCGGTAACTAGCCAACCCCTTTTTGATGCCACTTTTTTAAAAGCGTCCTCTGCTAGAATTCCTAACTCTAAGCAGTCTTTTTTGTCGTACTTGTTTCTTTGCAATTCATAGGATGTTCCTTTTTAGTGTAGTACAATAAATCCTCTTGCTGCATGCAGTAGTAAGTGTTGCCTTCAATATTATTTTCAAAACAATCTAGCTCGCTGAAGTATACGTAGTCCCCCGTCTTTACTGGCAATACAGCTTGGTTGGTTTGCGGTGTTCCAATATGTTTTAGTATCCCGAAGTTTGTTGCCTTCTTTTCCTGATAGGCCTCTGGTACTATAATCCCGTTTATCTTTCCTCTTCTTTCTATGATAGGTTTTACCAGCGTCCACCCACCAATCATTTTGATTTTGTTATTTCTTACAACACAGAATATCGAGTGATACGGAACAAACCAAAGATTGTCATCCAGCCTATTTGTCTGACTAAGCAATGTGTTATAGTGGAAGTATATTTTATCGCCAGACAACACCTCTGGAACTATGTATCTATTCTCAACACTATACTTCGAGTTTCCTCTTAAAGGCGTTGACACTACATTCCCGTATATGCGTACGTGTTCAGCTGGTGCAAAGCTTGTTTCGATGTAAAGCTTTTTACCATTACCCATATCAATCGAGTCGTTAAAGCGATCATCAATCTGTACAATAACATGATTTGTAATCGGCCTTACCGATACTTTAGTCTTAGCCATAGCGGGTTCTCTACTTTGTGCTGACCTCTTGCGGGTCTGCTGTCTACAATCTCTACAACCTCAACCTTGCCTGCTGGCGTGATTAGCTCATCGCCAAGTGACGGGATGCTGTCTGGAGTGGTTACCAGATCGCATGTGTTTGAAATTCTGTCATTCTTCAGGTAGTGAGGATAGGTTAATCCGTGGTTGTTGGGTTTGCATAGATCAAAAACAGGCATCCACAAAACTAACAAATGTCCGAAAATAGGACATATAGTTTTATAAATTAGTTATCCACATGTGAATAAAAACTTAATATGAGTCAATGTGTCCTAATTAAAGTCATTATCTTTGAAATCACAATCATAGGTTATGGCACAAAAAATAAAAAAAGAGATGATCAAGAGAGCTGACGGGAGCTACTCTCAACGTGGGTTGTGGGATAACATTCGTGCCAACAAGGGAAGTGGAAAAGCGCCAACTAAGGAAATGATTGCCCAGGAAAGAAAGATAAAAAAGCAAAAAAAATAAATCGGTGTTTTCTATGGTTAGACCGATGAGTGATTGCAAGCTCGAAACTCAAACTCAGAAACTATCAGTCAGACAACCACAGTCCGCGCAATGTCCCTCAAAGCTGACAACGCGGCCACAAAGCAACGGCTCTGATGGAGGGCCAAAAAAAGTAAGTGGGGTTGTTTTTGTTGTTTAGGTGAATATAGAAAAGCCTATTCATCGGATATCAGGACCATCTCAACATTCTGGTATCTAGGGTTGAAACAACTGTCTGGCTCGCTAACCTTGGCATCCTATAGGGTTGCTAAGAGAAAGGGCTTTGTGTATAAAACTGTAAAACAATATATATGAAAACCGAAATCCTAAAAGAAAAACTAGCCCTAACAAAGGATGGGCTGACAACCAGAATCTATTCTTGTCTAGATGAATACATTGGATTCGCAATAGACAGTGAGTTAAGCAGCCTGATCATTTACACGGTAGTTGATGAAGTGCTTGCGTTTCACTTAGATGAGCTGACTACACAGATTAGTACAATCGAATTCCCTTTACCAGAAGAGAAAGACAAGGTTCTCGAAAACATAAATAAGATAAAGGTCATCTATGAACAAGCTACAAGAAATAGCCATAGCATGGTATAACACAATATTCAAACCAGAGGATGGTCGTGAGTTGTCGGACCGCAGGTTTCAGGTTTGCCTTGGTTGTGAACACATCAAGGAAAATGAGATCGGCAAGTTCTTCTACTGCGGTGCTTGTGGTTGTCCTTTGGTTTCAAAGATTCGTTCACCAAAAGGTAAAGAAGCTTGTCCTAAAGGCAAGTGGGAAGAATAAATAAAAACAAAAATCATGGACTTCAATTTCACGCTACTGCAAATAAGTATATCAGACTGGAAGGGTGTGGCATTCTTTGCATTTGAGACAGACAACACTTATATGCCTCTGTTTCATTTTGAGGTATTAGAGGATTGTATCCAGTTCATAATACTGTTCGGGATACCGTTGTATTTCAGGACTAAATAATTTATAGGTTAGATACACGTACGCACACACGCCCTGCTGTTTCTACAGTGGGGCCTATTTTGAAAAATCGAGGGCTTATGAAAACAAGCTATTACAATAGAACAAGAGACGAGATTGTGTTTGACGATGACGGGAACGGCTCAGTATTAATGCACGGGGGAAAGTGGATGAGGTTTGGGTTCAAGGAAAACCCAGATGAGATTACTATGGTTGATCCTTCGGGTGGACCATACATAGCATTGGGCAGTGACCTGGGATACTTCTTCGAGGATGGACTAAAAAGGATTGTGACCGCGATCCACTTCTTGAATGACAAGAGTAATCCAGCGAAGCTGGATTCGACCCCAAAACCAACAGACCTGGAAGATCCTATACCAGTGTTGTTATTAGTGGAATATAAAGAGGACAAAAAGAAAAAAAGATGAATATAAAACAAGTAAGCTTCCCTGCAAGTCAGTACATACAGGAGGAGCACCCTAAGTATCAGATCTACATACACCATACAGCTGGCAATCCTAGTGGAGAGAATGTGTTCAAGCACTGGGCCAACAACCCAGAGAGAATAGCTACCTGTGTTACGATATCAGGGAAAGGCAAGGACTGTGTGGACGGAGAGATTATCCAAGGGTTCTCTAGTAAGCTATGGGCTTACCACCTCGGTTTGAAAGAATCCACCTTCCATAAGTTTAATATCCCATACAAGTCTTTAGATAAAATATCTATAGGAATAGAGATCTGCAATTGGGGGCAGCTTACCAAGAAGGGAAGTAAGTTCTACAACTATGTAAACAAGGTAGTCCCAGATGACGAGGTTATAGAATTAGACACAGCATACAAGGGGCACAAGTTCTTCCATAACTATACAGATGCCCAGATAGAAAGTACAAAGGACCTTTTAATCCTATGGAGGGATAAGTACGGTATACCGATTGGGTACTACGGTGATATCTGGGATGTTACCCCTAGAGCGCTCAAGGGAGAGAAGGGGGTGTTTACCCACAACTCTGTGAGGTATGACAAGATTGACATATACCCACACCCTAAGATGCTATCCATGCTTAAATCCTTATAACATGACAGTACTTGAACAAATACTAGAAACTTTCCCAGACCAGGATTTTTTAAGAATGGATGGACTGGATGAAGCCATCATCGGGGTGGATGCCAGGAGTAATCTTCTTATCTATTCCCTGACCCTTATCCAGGATGTATTGATGGACAAGTATGAGATGTCTGCCGTAGACGCTATAGAGTATTACAGCTTTAATATTCTTGGTGCCTGGGTGGGAGAAAGGACTCCCATCATATGTGACGATACCATGATTGAACTCCTATGATCCAAACCATACATGAAATCCAAGACCCTTTCGATGTGAAAACTCCACTTGGGGATGGCACCGCAATGTTCCTTATCGCAGGAAGTATGCATGCCAACCCTAATTTTATTGTTCGCCTGTATGAATCTGGTAGCCTAAGAACATTCGACCAGAACGATTTCGCCTGTATGAATCTGGTAGCCTAAGAACATTCGACCAGAACGATTTACAGGTCTATGGCAACCCTATGCAGGGTAATGGCTGGGACCTAGAACCCAAGACCAATATATGAACTTCATTAAAATGCTGCCCTGGCTTAGAACCCAGGGCCCAATCCCAAAAGGGAAAGAAAAGATTTGCCGCCTGTGTCACAATATTATCAAGAAAGGTGACTCGTATTACGAGTGGCCCGACCTGGCCGATTACGGGCACTCAAAATGCGAGTATCGCCATGAGGATAGTATAAGGGTTCAGTTCCCAGAACGAAGCCCCTGGAGGCTTGAAAACGGCCTCTACATCGATGACCGAAAATACAACATTTGATATGCAATTGTTTCCAAACACAACCGAAGGCCGATCTATTACTGTTGCATGTCCAAAAGGGGGTGGGGTAAGTATATTGGAGCCAGGCCCCAGGCCCGCGAGGGGGAACGCGGAAGCGCGACTGGGTGGGGTCCGAAGGGTCGATTCTGAATTCAAAAGTGCGGCCCAATATATGTACACCAAATGTACAACAGGAGCGGAAACCATTATTGGTCAACGCATTATGCATACCCAGATGCACACGGGGATGGGGGGGTGTGCATCGGAAAGCCGAAAAGCAAATTGGTTTTCAATTAATTGCACAGGACCTGACGGCCCATCCGCGGTTTTGTGCGTGCGTCCGTGTAAACGCGGAATTGCCCCCCTCTCCTCCCATCCATCCACCATCATCCCCTGATCCCATGTACGACTCCCTTCGATATAGCCTGTATGCTATGACTCTTCATGTTGCAATCAAGAGGGCTAACAAGGTCTTCGGGTTGTCGGTATCTGAACGCCACTACAGGGTCCTGCTCTTGTTCTATGTCCTCAATGACAGGGAGGTATCAGGGTGGAAGACTCTGGAGACAAAGGTCCTCCCGTCCATCAACTTATCTGTGCGGCATCTGGGCGAGGTTGCTATCCGTCCTCTGGAGATGTCTGGGCTTATCTCTCACTGGTGAATAGACTGGTAAAGCAATGCGCTGATGATTTCCTACATGAGAACAAGAAGGGTTAAGCCCCCAGTTTATCAACTGCCGAATTAACGGCAATTACCTACGGAAAAGGGTGTTTTATTAAACTATTTTGCTAAACTTTTTAGCACACAATTGCTAATCATTTTAGACAAGAAATGACCTTTTTTGGGACATTTTGACCCCTTATAAATCTCTTTAACATAATTTTAACAAATGGCTGAAACCCTTGATAGTGTTGGGTTTTACGACATTCTGTACACCTTTATGGACACTTTTTTGGAAACACCTGTTGTTTTTTCGGACATAATGCCCTTATCTTTGACATGCTCTTTGAAAGACGGCCCCACTAGTTGACAACGCACCCTACCCCGATGCAATATCGCGGCCTAAGTGCGGGAACAGACACGAACGGGTCATCACCAGTCACTGCCGACCACCCTTGAAGGTAATACACAGGGTTGCCACGGCAAACTTGAATAGGACAGGTAACCATGTCTCACGATAATGCGGTTGGGCGAAAGCGGGACCCAAGGCGGTGCGATAACCAAGCATCCCTCCCGATAGTACCAAAGA